AGTCGATCCATGACTTTTGTTCACGCGAAACGCGCCCGCCTTGAGAGCGTTTCATCTCGATCCAGAGTAGCCATTCGGGGATGAAGAGGTCGGGGACGCCGGCGCTCACGCCTTCAACTTTCAGGCGCGAGGCGGCGGAGATGGAGCGGGACTCGCCATTGGGAATGGCGAAAATCCGCACTTCGGGGAAGGTCTTGCGGAACCAGGAGACGAACTCGGCTTGCTCGAGGTGTTCGGATTTAACCTTTAAAACGGGATCTGCTGTAGCCACGCGGGACACGCGTCCAGCGTCGCTGCGAAATCCTCTGGCGGTCTTGAATCGAACTCGGCGCATGAGCCATCCTCGAGATAATGCTCGCAAGTATGGCAGCAACGGGGCGGTTTTGGGCGGTCACGGTATCGCGCAACGAACTCGGGCTCCTTATGGCGCATCTTTGACGAACACTCCGTCAGGTCGAAGGTGGCCCGTGCGATCCTTGATTTCGTCGTAGGCATTGCTCAGGCACTCCAGCAAATCGAATCCCGCGCACTTCGAGCCAATGATAAGCGTCACGAGGATGTCGCCATATGCGTCCGACATCTCGGCGCGGCTCTGGCGATTGATGGCCGATACCAGCTCGGCGACCTCCTCGATCGTCTTGCTCGCCTGCGCCAACGGCGTCGAGTTCGGAATGATGCGGCGTTGGGCCGCCCAGTCAACAACCAGGTCGTGGAGTACGTCAAACTTCACCATTCTCTCCGGTGGACTCGATCAAACTTACCGTTGCGCTTGTAGAACAGGCGCCGCGGCGGTCGCGCATCATTCAGCGCGCGGCTTATCGCGTCAATGGTTAAATCTTCAACGTCATCCAAATCTGCTTTTGAATTAACAATACAATACACAACATTATCCCACGCTTTTTTACCAGCGTACCCTTGGTACGAAGTTGGAAAATACTCCGTCACCGGCTCGTCAGATATTGCGCGCGCATAGTACGTCACGCGCAGCATCGCGGCGCCCGACGCCCTCGACACATGCCGGCGCCAGATCCAGCGCGCTACATCCATGCGCCGCTCGGACGTGCCGAGAATGTCGTCGGCGTGCAGCTTGAGCCAGCGTGTGCGGTCGCGCTGGGGGAACTCGTAGCCGCACTCGGGGCAGACGGTGTAAGACAGATGGATCAGCTCGGCGCACTCGGGGCACGCCTTCACCGGCGCCTCACCCGTCGGCTTGCCAGGCTGCGGCATCTGCACGTCTGTCAGCGGACCGTGCATCGCCACCACGCCGGCGAAGTCGAGAATGAGGCAATCCGTCTTGCCTGGCGCGATGCGCAACCCTCGGCCCGCCATCTGCACGTAGAGACCAGGCGAAGCGGTCGGGCGCAGCATGGCGACAAGATCAATGCCGGGCACGTCAACGCCGGTCGTGAGACAGTTCGCGTTGGTGAGCGCTCGCAGGCGTCCCGACTTGAACTCCTCGAGCATCCGCTCGCGGTCTGCTTTCGATGTCTCGCCGGTGACTGTATCGCAATTGATACCGCACGCCCGTATCTGTTCGGATACAGCGTAAGCGTGATCGACGCCCGCGCAGAAGATGAGCCACGTCTTACGCTCACGCCCGCGGAGGATGATCTCTTCGACGACACTGACATTCTGCGCCGTCGTGTTCACGCGCTCCGACAACTCCGACTCGATGAAGTCGCCGCCGCGCTTGTGAATGCCGGCGGTGTCGTACGTCAGCTCCGTGTGCTTCGACTTCAGCGGCGCGAGATAGCCCGCCTTTATCAGCTCGCGCACGTCCGTCGGCTCGATGAGGTCGTCGAAGAGGGCGGGCGCGTCTGTAATCAAGCCATGCCCGAGGCGGTACGGCGTGGCGGTGAGGCCGATCACGCGCAGGGCGGGGTTGATGGCCAGAAGATCATCAAGCAGGCGCCGATAACTTCCCACATTGGCGTGCGAAACGAGATGGCACTCGTCGATGATGGCGAGGTCGACATGCCCGATATCCTTCGCCCGGCTGCGCACCGACTGAATGCCCGCGAAGGTAATCTGGTCGAGCTGCCGCCTCCCGATGCTGGCGCTGTAGATGCCGAGCGGGGCATCCGGCCAGAGCGCGCGCAGTTTCTCCGCGTTCTGCTCGATCAGCTCCTTCTGATGCGTCAGCATCAAAACGCGCGTCTCGGGCCATTTCTGGAGCGCATCGCGGCAGAGCTCGGCAATGACGATGCTTTTGCCAGAGCCCGTCGGCATCACGACGCAGGGGTTGCCCGATGCGTGACGCTCGAACCAGGCGTAGAGCATCTCGATGGCGGCGCGTTGGTAAGGTCGAAGGTTCAGCATCTTAGAAAAGCTCCAGATTCTGTTCCGTTTTTGAACTCGAATTAATTCGCTCCTGCTGTAACGTCGCGTATTCCGGGTTGAGTTCGCACCCGATATATTGTCTGCCGTGCTGAATGGATACCTGCGCCGTGGTTCCGCTGCCCATGAAAGGATCAAGCACAATGTCTCCGGGCTTGCTGCCCGCAAGAATGCAGGGCTCGATTAGCGCAGGCGGGAAGGTGGCGAAGTGGGCGCCTTTGTAGGGGCGGGTCGCCACTGACCAGACGCTGCGTCGGTTTCGGGTTTCGCTGCCGTTGAACTGTCCACCAGTCGAGTGGTGCACGTCGTCGCCTTTGTTGCCGCCGATCTTGTCATTGCGCACACGGCCAGCCTGCACTGCTGGCTCTCGCATCGCCTCGCTGTCGAATAAGTACCGCTCCGACTTCGAGAGCAGGAAGATGTACTCATGCGCCTTGGTGCAGCGGTCGCGCACCGACTCAGGCATCGGGTTTGGCTTGTGCCAGATGATGTCTTGGCGCAGATACCAGCCGTCAGCTCGGAGGGCGAAAGCGAGCATCCAAGGGATGCCGATCAGGTCTTTTGGCTTGCAGCCAGATACGGCTCCGTTGCCGTTGCGGTTGCGTCGGCTGTGCCCGTCCTCGCGCACATCACCATCGGCGCGGGCGCTGCCTTCGCGCCATTTGCCGCCTATATTGCCGCCCGCATAGCTGTCCCCAATGTTCAACCACAGCGTCCCATCGTCGGCCAGCACATCACGCACGCACCGGAACACTTCGACCATCGCGGCGATGTACTGCTCGGGCGTCTGCTCCAGCCCTATCTGCCCGGCGTGTCCGTAATCGCGCAGACCAAAGTAGGGCGGGCTGGTAACGCACATCTGCGCCTTTACGCCTTCCGCCGCCCATCGCCGCATAGTGTCTCGGCAGTCTCCAAATTCTATGACGTTCACCCCGCAACCTCCCCGCCGAACTCTTGGCGCAGGCTCTCAACGAGAGGATCATCCGTCGAGCAGAGCAGCGGATTTGCGATAATCTCCGCGCTGCTGTAGCCGGTCTCGCCGTTGCGCACTTCGGTGCCGTCGATGAGATAGATCACCTCCCATTCGCTTTCGGCTTCCTTCATCTTCCACGGCACCAAGTCGGGATGAAGGACGTGCGAGCGGCAGCCGCTGCGCTGCGCCTCGACGGGGATGGCATCATCCCAGCGGGCGCAATGCCAGTCGTTCTCCCGCGGCGTGGCGTGGGCGCAGGTGCGGCAGTTCGTCTGCTTTGTCAGCTGGTAGTCATGGCAGAACTCGTACGCCGGGCAGAACTTACACTGGAACCAGCTCGGGTCGGTGCTAACGGGCGGCGGCATCCGCTCCGTCTGAGCAATGCGAATCATGCGCTCGCGGTACTTCTCCGCCACCGTCGCATCAAAGCGCACGCGCTCGCTGTAGAGACTGTCATCGTCCTTGTTCACGACCACGTACAACGCGCGGTCGATGCCCGTTGCGAGCATATAAAGCTGCATCTGCACGAAGTGGGTCGGCTGCGCCTTCTCGACGCCCTCTTTCGATAGTTTGGCGAAGTTCTTCGTGTTCATCGTCTTGAACTCGGCGATATGCCGCTTGCGCTCTGCGCCTGGCACGCCGCCTTCGATGATCCCGTCGATGCTGCCGCCGGTATGCCAGCCGAAGCTGATGCGGCGCTGGCGGATTCCCGTCTCGTGGATATCCACGCCGATCATGCGCAGGTCGCGCACGAACGTCGCCTCCTCGTCTTGCCCGCGGCGGAAGATGCGCAGGGTCCGACCGTTGAACTTCTGTTTAATCGCCCATCGAAACGATAGCCACAACCAGCGGTCGCAGGGATGGCCCGCTACCGAGCAACCGAGGTGCTCGCGGGGCGCGTCGTTATCCTCGCGGATCTTCTCGTGCGCGGCATCAATCAGCGCGGCGATGGTATTACTGGGCGGTGGGATCTTGGCCATGGTTCTCTCCGGTGGAAAGCCCACGCACACGGCGCGGGCTGTCGTTTACTTCTTCGCCCAGGGCGGCGCGGCTTTGGCTGAGGACGCCGCAGGAGCCGCCGTAACAGGCGCGGAGCCCGATGGCGCACGGAACCCGCGCACGTCGTTCTGCGCGGCGTAGCCGTTCTCCGCGGGGCGTATGGAGAGCTTAATCTGGAGCGGGCAGCCTATGAGCTGGTCCGTGTCCTCGATGCGTCCGATCCCGATGGATCGCATCAGCTCGCCGAGCTGCTGGCGGCCGATCTCCTCCGCTTTCTGCGACTTGTTCATGATGTTGAGGTTGCCGAACACGACGCGCCCGGCCTTGGTCGGTCCCGTGATGTTGTAGCGGCAGCGGATGTATTGGCCCGTGCCGTCTTTCGTGACGCGGATCTCAGCGTCGCCGATCTCGGCGGAGTACCAACCCTCGGGGAGCGGTTCATAATCACCGCGGCTTTCCGGGAGTTCGTCTGCGGTAAATCCGATGTCTAGTCTTGCCATTCTCACTTCTCCTCAATACTGAAGCTCGGGCGTCCCGGCTTCGCGGTAATTGCGCGTGCAAACGCATTGGTCACGTTCTCTGGTGCTGCGCTCCAGGCGCGCAGGATGATCTCGGGCTTCCAGCGGAACAAGGTTGAGAGGTACTCGCCGATCCCGTGCTCGGCCGCCAGCTCCTGCGCCATCTCGGCGTCAACCTTGCGGTCGATGCGTCCGACGATCTTCAAGGCGTGGCGATCCAGCTCCCGACGCTCGGTGCCGTCGAGGTCCGATGCGATCTCAAGGCGGCGGATCAGCTCGTCCTCGATGTCGCGCCGATGCTCCACCGCCGCGCGCTCGGTCTGCTTCGCCTCAAGCCAGTCGGCCGCGAGGTCGTCGACACTGTAGTTGTCGAATAGGGCCATTACGCTCCTCCCGTGATTTTCTTAATAATCTCG